GTTCCATTGTATTCTTCGCACGATGTGGGATCGGTACTGGCAGGGCCACCACTCGCATAAATAAATGCCGCAGGGGAGCCTTGACAAGAACCCGATGATTCATTTCTATTATTTTGCAAATCTCCAACTTCGGTCCAGCTTGCACCATTCCAGGATTCACAGTTGTAAGTACTACCAGGAGGGCTTTCTCCCCCCGCTGCTAGTCCAGCCGTCGTTGTACCACCTCCACAAAAACCACTTCTAGGGGTAGTCATCTCTGTTGTTTCGGTCCAACTTGAACCATTATATATTTCTACAAAAGAGGTTGATGGTGGAGGACCAATTCCTCCGCATATCATTCCGTCTGTTTGAGTTCCAAATCCTACACCACCTCTTCGTGCCGTACCAATATCATGCGTGGTATCAGTCCAAGAAGCACCATTCCAAGCAAAACTTGAAACCTGACTGGTCCCATCAGGGATTCCTGATGCAAGTTGTCCAGCTGTATATAAAGCTGCGGTTGTAGTTCCAAAACCCATTGATCGTTGTCGAGCCGCTGGAGCAGAGGTCGAAGTAGACCATGCGCCACTTCCGACGCCATCATATTTGATGGTAGTCGAAGTGGTATTATACCATACCTGTCCTAAGTTAGCTGTTGGATCGGAAGATACACTTCTAATTTTAAAACCTTTTATGCCTTTGTAATTAGCCATTTATTTTTCCTACGGTAAATCATATTTATAAGGTCTCAGAAGATGTAATTCTCCATCACCATTTTGTTTCTGTTCTAGAGGAACAGCGTCCCATCCTACTTGTGTTGCTTCCACAGCAGCATCCACAATCGCTTGTGCTTCTGCTTTTGTTTTTTCAATTCCGTTTACGCGTTTAATCCACGCTTCGCCAAATTTTGTATTACTCACAGCCCAAATTCCACCATTCTCTAATTGACCTTCATGACCTATTATATCACAATCATTACGATCTTGATAAGTTATAAATCCTTTGCCAGTGTTCACTGCAGTACAATATAAATATTTTGCCATAGTTAGGTCCTACGGTAATGTATATTTTACAGGTTTTGAGTGTGTAGCTTTTTCTGCTTCCGATAAAGCATCGTACGCTACGATAGCTTCATCAATTTTGCCATCAACAATCGCTTGTGCTTCTGCTTTTGTTTTAGCAGTTCCACTTACTCTGTCGATCCAGCCTAGACCTGCAGCATTATTACCTACAACCCAAACATCGCCAGCATGACCAGACAGATAGAAATTATTACGATCTTCATGCGTAAAGAATCCCTTCCCTGTGTTAGTCGCTGTACAATATGTGTTATTTGCCATAGTTTTCTCCTTATTTTAAAATATATTTTACCGGTCTTATTTTTCCAGTTATTATAGGATGTTTTTCCTCCGCAGGCAAATTATCCCATGTAGTTTGCGCTGTTTCAATTGCTCCATCTACAATCGCTTGTGCTTCTTCTTTTGTTTTTCGAATACCATCCACTCGATTTACCCAAGATACTCCTCTAGTATTATTCTCTAAAACCCAAACATTACCAGGATGGGGAGCAAGATAAAATTCCTTGCTATCTTGAGCTGTAAAAAAGTCTTTTCCAGTATTTGTTGCTGTACAATATGTATATTCCATAATTAACTCAATGTCACCGTTTTGACGGTATAAACAGGATCTGACCATTCAAACGTTTCCACATGATTGGAGCTTCCGGGTCCTGATCCTCCGAATACCACAGCTGAAGTATTGACTGACCCCGCATTTCCTGTTTGAGATCTCACGGCTGGTAAAACGGTGGATGTAGACCAACTGGTTCCATTCCACATTTCAACAGCATCCGTATGTGAAGGAGTAGCCCCGCCAGCAACCATAGAACTAGTTTGGCCTCCTACAGATTCATATCCAAGACCATCTCGAGCTGTATTTAAAGTATTCACGTTACTCCAAGTAACACCATTATATTGTTCCGTGTAATCATAAAGTGCAGTTGAAGGCCAAGTGCCTCCACCTCCATTATATTGAGCGGCTGTTGATGTACCACATCCACCTCCCGCATCTCGTCCATTATTTACATTACTACCTTCAACCCAACTCGTGCCATTCCAGGTCTCACTATCTGTATTATTAGGAATTGGAGATCCTCCAAAACATAAAGCTGCGGTTACGGATCCTGCCGATGATCCTGATGTTGCTAATTTCGCAGCTTGCATATCCGTTTTTTCGGTCCAGGTACTTCCATTAAATTCTTCTGTTTTTCCAGTTGTTGGAGGGCCTCCTCCAAAAACTATACAAGAAGTAGAAGTTCCTGCTCCTCCCATTCCATATCGATAGGTAGTTAAACTTGTTTTAGTTACCCAAGATGACCCATTATATTGTTCAACGGCTATTCCGGCTCCAGCACTTACGGGTGGTTCTCCTCCGACAGAAATTGCGGCCGTTTGAGTTCCTAATCCTGCCATCCAGTCTCTTCCAGTATTTAAATCTCCACCAGCAGACCAGGCTCCTGTGCCTTGCGTTGCGTATTTAAAAGCTCCTTCTGAAGCATTATACCAAAGCTGTCCAACAGCTTCAGCAGCAGTTGGATCGCTTGATAATTTTTCGACGTTATATCCTTGAATTTCTTTATAAGTTGCCATGAGGATTATTTATCCTTCAATAGCCAACCGTATGTAGATCCTGAATAGACAAGAGTAAGACCAGCATTTTCAATCGAGACTGTTAAGTCCGCTGCTGTTCCTTGAATTTTTTCTGAATTACGACCGACAGTTAGATTGTTAGTATCAAAAGTTCCAGCATAATCAACACAGGTTACTTCATCTCCTAAACTTGGAGATAATGGCAATGTCAAGGTAAATGCTGCTGACGAAGTATCACAGAAATATCCATTTCCTGCTGTTGCAGGACCAGGATCCGCTGTAATAACTGCTTGCCAGGATGTTCCTCCTGAGTTGTCCACCCATGATAAAACACCACCTGTTGTTGATGTTAATATTTGATCATTAGAAGTAGCAACGGCCGCCGGCATCGTTAAAGTATAAGATGTCGTCGTTCCTGCTGCTTTCATTCCAATGTACTCTCCTCCTGTAGTGTCTTGTAGTCTTAATTCTTTCTGTGATCCAATATTTAGACCATCTGCAGCAACCCAAGTTAGATTTGCATCTCCCCCGAAAGCTCCTGCATTATTATATTGAACTTGTGTTGTAGATCCTGCTACTGATCCAAAATCAGCACTTGCATCTAAAACATTTGTTCCATCACTGTAAAGTAATTTTGTTCCTGTAACGCCTGCAGCCCATGTAATTCCTGTACCTGAAACTGTTTTAACAGTTACACTATAAGTTCCACCTGCTTCAGCATTATTAATCAACCACCAGTTAGGTGTAGAATCTGGAACTGTTAAAATTCCATTTCCTGCTGAAAGGGTTCCTGTTAATTTCCAAACTCTTGTTGCAAGAGTAGCGCCTGTTGCGCCTTCTGTTTTAACTAAAGCTGTTGTACTATTATCTGGAATAGCTTGTGTAGTATAACCACCTGAAATCTGTTCAATAATATCCCAGTTAGTATTAGTTAATGTACCCCATGTACCGGCTTTTTCACCGGTAGCCATTTTTTGAATTCCTAAGGCTGTATATGTAGATGGCATATTTTAAAATCTCCTAAGCTGCTGTTTTATCTACTACGGACCACGTTACTGTAGTGCCTTTAGATACTTCACTATAAGACACCGTTGATCCCTTGTCAACCGGAGACCATGCAAATGCTGTTCCTCCAGTTCCAATTGTCATTCCTAAACCAGTAGGTTTAACAACGGCTTTCCCATCGATAATTACACTACCCAGCGATGATGTCAACCCTAAACCTGCAACTGGATAACCAGATTCCTGACGAATAGTTCCTAAAGAAGAAGTTAACCCAAAACCTGTAGGATAAATTGTGATATCAGTATAAGCCGTTTCATCACCTAAAGATGCTGTTAATCCTGCAGCATCCGGTTTAGCAATCGTTCCTCCTTTTACAGCGGCCGCACCAACTGTAAGCGTCATGGCTTGACCAGTAACTGGAATAACATGACCATGAGAAACGCTTGCCGTTCCTACAGCTGAAGTTATACTTAATCCTAATGGTGTAATGGCAAAAGTTCCTGCTATAGCTCCGACAGAAGCTGTCATTGCTACACCCGTTACTAATTCATGAATTGAATCAGCAACGATACCTACATCTCCTACCGAAGCAGTAAGTGATTGTCCTGTTGGAAGAACTGAATATGCATCACCCCAAGCTCTATTACCCCAGGATCCTCTGCCCCAACCTTTTTCAATTGTTCCTTCGGCTGTTTCATCTCCTAAAGAGGAAGTCAGTCCTAGACCTGTGACGTCAACTGCAGCGTTGAGATAATCAACACCCCATCCATAGTCACCCCAACTGAGACGACCCCATCCTGAATTATGATATGCTGTGACTTCTCCTAAAGAAGAAGTTAATGAAATTCCTGTTAGTTCGAGATTAACATCGGCTTGTTGACCCCAGGCATTTTGGCCCCAGGTTGTGCCCGATTGGTTCCAACTATTAACAGCCATCGGAGCTTACCTCCTTAGGCTATTCTCAATATAGCTTGTGTATCTGTAGCAGCAGGAAATTGAATTGTAAACGTTCCGGCTGTTGAAGTTTTATCTCCACCAAAATCTAAAACACATACCGCTTTATCTGAAGAAGAAGTATTATAAATTAAAGCTCCTCTTGCAGTGATAGTTGCTGTTTGCCATGAAACATTAGCAAAATCAACACAGGCTGTATCAGATTCTAATGTAACCAATTGACTTGCTACTGCTAATTTTTTTCCACCAGCCGTATAATTAGTTCCAGAAGTTTCTCCAGCTGTTAAATAATCTGTTGTTGATTTACCAATAGTCGCTGTACTAAGGTACATTGCAATTTTAAAAACATCTGTACTAACCCCAAAGTCGTGTTCACCTTCTAAGATCTGTGTTTTAAATGAATTACAAACTGCACTTGTTGTTATTGCCATAATTTTCCTATTTTACTAAACCCGAATCCGTTGTGGAAGGGGTATTAAGAGGAATACGAATTGTACCGCTTGTGTAATCTCCTCTTCTCCGTCTTCCAATTTGTTCAAGACCGAATTTATCTACTTCCTGTTTATATCGTTGCTCGTAATATGTCAACATATCCATTGGACCTTTTAAAAATCCATAAGCCTCTACAAGGCTAGCATATAATAGGCCATTTCCAAATCTTTGGCTAATATAGGTAGTGGTATTCCCAGAACTTAAACCATCGGGCATTTTTAAATATTCAGCTTCAATCGTATAAGCTGCATCTGGAGCAGGAGCAATTTTAAAATATCCTGAACCCGAACCATCTCCTCCATCATAATTAGCCCAATACAAAGGTTTTCCCTTATTATTAGATGTATCTTGAGTATATTCATCCAACATAGTTTGGTCTACTTTTTCCAAATACCACATATCACCTGAATTAGTCATTTTAATGGCTCGAATCACCAAAGTACCTGATGGGGCATTATAGGTTGCTTGACCATCATTAGCGGTTGCTTGAAAATAAAAACGATACGCATCAATATTAACATCTCTAAAAATTCTTTCTTCGGCATTACCAATTAATTGATCAGTAATCGTAGAAGATAAAACTGACGTATCAGTTTCAGTAAAATTTAAAATTGCTGTTGTTAAAGTTGCGTATGTAAATTGTGCCATTATGCTTGTAAGGTAACAGGGCCAATACTAACCATGCCGCCTCCTCCTTGTTGAAATCCAGTTGTAGCAGTATTCGAATCAACTGTAAACTGATAAAAATTTGAAGTCTGAATAAGAGTAGTGCCATATTGAGAAATCACATACCCAGCTGCTTTAGCAATATTAGATCCTTGGATGCCATCAAAATTAGGAGGGTCTGCATATTGAGCAACAGGATTAGTTGTTGTCCCACTTCCTGGTGCATACATTGTAGCTCCATAAAAACGATAGGTATCACCCATAGTTCTATTATGACCCGGTTCATTAACACGAATCACATTGGTCCCCGCAGTTTGAGTTTGAAATGGATTCCAAGGTAATAAAGTTGTTGTCGCAAATTCTGTTCTTGCTGTTCGAGCATGAAGTAAAGCTTGAGGATCTCCTCCTGTGACTTTAATTTCTAACTGAGGAGATTTAGGTTCGTATTCAGAAATATGGACCCACATACCTGTCCATTCTCTGACCATTTCAGTATAAGGATAAGCTTGCCCATCTCGATCTGAAATGGCTAACGAATATTTCCCTTGCGAAAATCGTGCCGTCATTATGACACCGCTGGGTAATAAGTTTGAGGAGTAACAAAAGTACTAGATGCAGAACCATCTTCTGCTAATGCTCTTGCTAATTCATCTTCATAATAAAGTTTTAATTCTTGAGTTTTAGCTGGATTTAATTTTTGACTTAAATAAAAAGCTAGCCCAGAAATCATACAAGGGAAAAATCTATAAGGAACATCAGTTGCAAAAGTATAAGCCCCATCTTTAGCCTGAGGATTAGGATGAGTAATACCTGCGTCTTGAATTCTTTTTACATAATAAATATTAATATAATTACTCGCCTGCGAAGAACCTGGTTCAATATATAAAGTGAGTCTTGTTTTATCGATAAATCTTTCTATCCAAAATTGACTAGGAACGCCTTGAGTTTTTTTATTCGCTAAAGCTGCATAAGTTGAACGATCAATTTTAGTTAAGGTAATATCGCTTTGACCTGTTGCTCCAGAATTAGTTCGATATGCAGCTGTTAAAATATCAGTTGCATTATAAATAAAAGTTGAAGACGCATCCGTTCTTGCTGGGTTAGTAGTATTAGAATTTCTTATCGTATTGTCCCAATAAATGTCATAGACTCCTTGTCCATCATTTATATAAATACTAGTATTGGCAACTTCCCAAAAGTGAATTCCTCGATTGCCCCATTCGGATAATAAAATGTTAAGAGAAAAAAGAGCAGTACTTAAGCTCATTCCAGATGTTAATTGTACATTACATCTTTGATATGCTTCTTGAATGCATTGAGAAACCGAAGGGTTAAATGCGAGTGTGTCAGAAGTCGCCATTTAGACCCCTAACCGTAGAATACCGTAACTTTATTTACAGTAGTTAAATCTATTTTTGCACTGGTTTCACATCTAATACCAGTTCCTGGAAAAAGCATATATTGTCCACCCGCATGAGTGGGAATACTACACACTGTCGTAGTATCATCTTTAATATCAATAGTGCCTTGTCCTATAGTACCATCATAATGAACAGCTAAAATTCTAGCTGGTCCAGCAAAAATTGTGTCTGCACCCGTTGACGTAAATGTGACTGCTTTTACATCTGTTGGATATGTACTCATAATTTTCTCCTAATTTTGCGAGCTCCCGAGGGAGCTCACATTATTTTATTAGCTTATCGCCCAAACGCCTTGAACTGCAACAACAGAATATTTAGAACTACCATGTAGAGTAGCAAGACTAATAAAGTCTCCTACTTTTTGAGTAGCTTGAGTATTCGTTAATGTAGCTCCATTGGTTTGCTTGTAGTGAATTTCACCAGCATCGCCAGTAAGTTTCACTTCATTCGTAGCATCTGCACCTGTGTTTATAACTGTAAACACCTGTCCTCCAGCATGCGTTGGAACGGTAAACGTAGGACTTCCTGATTTACTAGTAAATTGTGTACCAGAATCAGTATCCGCTACTAACGTGTAGTCAGCGTTTTTTTCTGTTAGATTGTATCCAGTCAGGCCACCTTCGTTGAATTTGCCCTGTAGTACTGGACCTCTAAACAATGTTTGTGCCATAATTATAATCCTCCTAGTTATTGAATGCTATCTCTAGGCCGTCGACTATACGCGTTAGCATTCTATTAAATAATTGTATAGTACTTTTTTTATAACCTACTTTTTCGTAGAGCGCAAGGTATCCTGTAGTGAAAAATTGATTTTGATGATAGCGCTTAAGTGGCTATCGAAACTTCGGCCTGGGCTTCTTCAATTTTGTTAACACGGTGAGCAACTTTTGCTTCTTCTAATTTGATTTGAGTGATAACTTCTTTAATCTTATCATCAATCAAAACCATGTTCAGAGTATATTTACCTGATTCGTTATACTCCTGCTCCCAATCTAACTCCAAGGACCGTTTTTGTTTGTATAGTTCTTGTGTCATCTGTTACTTCCTCATAAGTAATCCATTTACCTTTTTTACTGGTAAATCCATCAGACTCGAACAATACCTCATTTTTTCCCAGCTTGTCAAGGATAGATTGTTCAATACTTTCAGCATTATCTTCAGCCATTACAGTAAAATTTGCATAATAGCCGTGAAAACGTATTTGTATTCGGAAGTTTTTCATAAGTCTAATTTCTAACTTTATAGTCGAAATGAGGCGGAATTGTGTTCCGCCTCAAATCTTAATTTGATTACGCTCCTGGTGTACCGAAAATACCTCTCCAGTCAGATGCGCCAAATACGTATCTTTCCCGAGCTTTGTATCTTACGTTACCAGTATCAAAATCACCTTCCATAGAAGTTTTAAGAGGTGCTCTATCGAAATGTTTCATTCCGTTAGGTACGTCTGTGATTAAGAAAAATGCATCAGTATCGTTTAGATAGTGATTAACGAAATAACCTTCAGGGATCATTCCCATGTGTTTAAGTGCGTTAATATCATTATCTGCTGTACCGACTCTGCCTACAGATTTCATCAATCTTTCAGCTACGAATTGCAGGTTAGTAGGGATGATTAATCTCTTCGCCTTTGCTGCAACTTTTAGACCACGTTCATCTTTAGTGTTCGCAATGTCTATCATACATTGCTCTAACGATGTTTCGTTAAGGTCAGAGTTAGTTGACAAAATGTTTGACTGGTCACCAGATAACGTTGGGTGACTCGCAATCAATAATACTTGACCATCACCGTAAGTGGGATTACCCGTTCCAGTGAAGCCATTATTAAGGATGTTAGCACCTTTCGTATTCTTAGTACTTGCCATTGATCTTGCCAAAGCTTTTGTATAACGAGAAGCCAGTCTATCGTAGAGGTTATCTTCGATAGCTTCTTCTGTTATTGAAAAAGCTAATGCAATTGTTTCCATCGTATATCTTGCAGTGTAAGTTTCCTGAGCTGTGTCAAAAGTTACTCCTTGACCTTCAGGTTTTACGCCTGCTTCACCGAATCCTGATAACATTACTTCTTCTTCAAAAGCTCTGTCAGAAGACTCAGTTGTGTAGATATCTTTGGTTTCGTCTGCGTATTGTTTATATTCCAACCCGAACAAGGCGTTTAAACCGGGCTCGAGCTCTTTAATTAGCTGCTGTCGTGATATTGCCATAGTCTATATTCCTTATATTGCGTAGTTGTAATAAACATGCTGATTGAATTTTACAATCCAATTAGAATTAGCCGCTGTTTCATCGCTGTTAGCAGGATCTTCCGATACTCTTATAAGTGCGAACTGTGCAGTTCCACTATAAGAAGTAGCGCCGATCTCTTCTTTTGAACGTCCATTAGTTACAGACGATCCGGCTGTATAAGCCATATCAA